CGGGTTCGGCATCTTCTTGGTCTCAAGATCTGCCAAGTCCAAAACAAACCGAGCGTCTTCCTTGCAAGACGGGCACGTCGTCTGAAACGGCATCTCATTTCCCAGAGATGCTCGACGAATCGCCATGAGTAGATAGATTCGGTCACCCTGAGTTAACTCGGGGATGATGAAATTCAACTGCTGACCTGCGAACGGACCAATTGACTCTGTGCAGCGAGTCAAGATCTTGTTGATCTTCTTGGTCGTCGGCATGTTACGAGCAGCCAACGTCTCCTCGTCCTCGCCCGTCATTTCCCTGACGGTGATCGACGTATGGACGTTGCCGTCGGCATCCACGTGACCACACGGCAACTCGAACGTATCTACCGATGACTTCGGAATTTCAATCTGCGGATCCATTTTCATCCCCTAGTGGTTGTCTGCTGGCTCATAGCCGTCAATTGCCACAAGCAGCAGCCCCTTAAGGGCGTCCGTGTAGCTAATGCCCTTGTTCTTACACATGCCCTTGAAGATCTGATACTGAAGCCCGTCGACCCAGCCGTTCACCTTCACGTCAGAACCATCGTCCTGCCAGCTCTGAAGGTCTTCGTATAGCTCTGGCTGCGTGATGTACGACGAGATCATTGATCTCATCAAAGCCGACACGCTACCGAACTTGGAACCGTTGTGGACGTACTGATTTACGATCTTGTGCAGCCCGCCGCTGATAAGGAAGTTGATGGGCGTCTTGTTGTCGATGCGCTGAGGCAGAACCCTGCTGCTCTCCGCAGCAATCCTGCACTCTCGACATACCGTCACTCCATTGCCCACCCGGAGGTTGCCTCCAACCTCAACAGGAACAACGAAGCACGCTGCAACCTTATCCTCGCCCCCACAGTTCACGCATTGATGACTGTCTCGGCTGAGAACAGAAGCCTTCCAAGCTTGGAGGCTTGCCGTCTCGGGCGCAGAACTTGTCTTTCGATCGTCCACTCTGGCACCTCTGTCAGATCAAGATCTAACGGTGCCCATTCATACCTCTACAGAGATACGCTCGTCAACCTATTGCGTAGCTATCTGGAGATAGAATCCTTGCGACGGACCAAGTCTGCCGGGTCGTCGATTCCGAGAATCTCTAAATAGTCGGGATCAATGACATAAGAGTCTTCTTCGGGGTGGAATCCAGAGCTAAGTTCAACCGGCTGAACTGCATACTGAGGTTCAGTCGCCTGCCTATCATCCCGCCCAGTGAGCATTGCCGCGATGTCGGCCGTGCTCCATTCGTCGCTTTCAGGAGTCTTGGGACTCATCCTTGCCTCCCTTGATTCCAACAATGAACTTGGCCACCTTGATGGCATCCTGCGCGCCGATCTTGGCAACCGTCCTGCGCTGAACGCCACGCCGCTCAGAGATGACGACCAACACGGTCATGTCCTCTAGGCGAATAATATCCAGGCTCTCGTTGTCGCTAAGAGGTATCTGCAGCATCTCATCATTGCTTCTGCTCATAGGTGCCTCTTAGGGTTTTATTCCAAGCGAGAATTCTTCGATGTGCTCAGGTTGCACCTCTAGCTCCTGGAGCGAGATGTTTGCAGACGAGGCATCGAAATCAGACCCACTCTTGTAGCGAATCGGCAAGCAGTCATGGAGCAGCCAGGCGCGAGCTGGAATCCGTGTAGCAAATTGGAACGGACCAATACCAACGCTCAGCAGCGCGCCTGCGCCAGCTGCGGCGGCAACGGCCCCCGTGGCCCCGAACGCCGCTCCGGCCAGCGATGCCAGAATAGCTGTACCCGCAACCGCCGTAGCAGCCATCAATGGATCATTGGATACGCTAACGTTGCCGATGTTTATGTTTGAGAACTGGACAATCAGAAGATTCCGACGGGGGCTCACTTTCCCACCACTGGTTAGAAAGTTTGACACCTTGCCAAGTGTCCCGCCGTCCTCGAAGTCCTTGTTGCCGTGAAGGGTAAACATGATCCAATCGTAGAAATCGGCGTCAAACATGGACGCCGCTCTCTCGAATGTGACCGACCCAACCGCTCCGCCCTTGACGACGTTCCTGCTGTAAAGGAACGTCCCGTCCTTGAATGTCTCAATCTCTGTGCTGATCTGAGGCGCTGTAATCTTTGAAAACCCAAACAATGGGTTAAAAACAGGAACACCTGAATTGGACGCATCGAACGCCCAAAACAGGTGGCTCTGCAGCACATCAGATAGACGTCGCCTGGACACGACGCTATCGTATCAGATCGAGCTAGGCCGCGCCGTGATCGATGATGTCGAAGTATTCGATAGCCAGATCAAGCTCCTGGATCGAAACTTCGCTACCGGTCGCATCGAGATCCGACGACACCTTGTGTCGAATCGGGAATGCCTGACCAAGCCGATACTCAAGCAGCCCCTTGTCGCCAGGACCAGCCGCAACCGACTGGTGGACGTTAGGAGAGCCTGGAGTGGTCGAGGTCGCCGGCTTCGAGTCGCGGTGAAAGTGATAGATGCTCACGTCCGCCCGATACTCCGCATTGCCTTCGATGACATCCTTCATCCAGGCCCAGAAGGTTCCATCAGCGAGCGCAACACCACGAGACAACGAGATATCGCTGATCGTAGGCAGGCCGCTGTACTTCTGCGTATAGATGTAATGGCCCTCGCGGTACTCGACGGCCTCCTGAGTCGCCTCAGGGGTCGAAACCGTATTGAATCCTGCGTCAGGCTGAGTGCCGCCAGTCTTCAACTGCGTAGTACCGCCACCACCGAATCCCTGAATGAGGACGTGGAAACGGAAGTTGTGGAGAAAGTCGGTTGATTTAGCTCTCGCCATGATCGCCTCTCATTCAATTACGGATCTACTATATCACGCTAGAGATAGCGATGCTTAGTACGTCGCGACCCAGTTAAGGTCATTGGTAAGGCCAGCGTCCGCTGTCGTCACATCGTAATAGTAGTCAAACCCGGCATTGGTGACGGCCTGGACCCACGCGGTGCCCCTGGCGGCGGGACCGTCAGTCTTATCAATGGTCAACGTGACCACAGGGACCACTCCAGCGGGGAACGGCTTAGCGAAAGTCACGGTTGCCGTCACCACGGCAACCGCATTCACGCTGACTCCGGCAACAACACCATGCTGCTCCAGCGCGATGCTAAGAATGTCCTCGTTGCTAGCTGACTGCGTCGCCGAAACGCTGACCGTACCAGCATCGAGAAGCGACTTAAGCTCGCTCATTGAGTCGAGCTGGGCAACCGATCGTTCGACCGTGACCGACGCCGTCGATGAACCTGCGGCCCCAAGAGAGACGTACAGCTCGTTGATCTTGACAGCCGAAGCCGTGAGATTCGTGATGACAACTGATACCGACATATTCATGCCTCCGATTTATCTATGGTTACCTGGTTGAGGCGCAAATTACGCCGTCAGCGTCTTCTGGCTGAACCGGAACCGGATGAATTCACCAGGGCGGTTAGGAGCAATTCCGATGTCAACAACAACCTGTCCAGCGTTAGCCACCTCGGCGGGATTGTTGGTCTCGTCACAGATGACGAAGAACGCCTGGTTGGGGGAATTACCCGCAAAGTGACCAGTCGTGTAAAGGTTGAGCAGGAAGCCGTCGACCGTGGTCTTGATCTGGCCGTAGAGGTTCGACGTGATCGACTCGAACACGAAGTTGAAGGTCGAGTTGAAGATCGACTTCTCCACGAACTGGAACAGGCGAACAGCGTTGATGTACCGAAGCACATCGTTGGTCGGCGACAGCGTCCGAACACCCCAGACCGCAAGCCCGGTCTGCGTGGTGTTGATGAACGGGTTAATCCGCAGCGGGTAGACCAGGTCGCGGTCACCCTTGTCTGGGTTGCTCTCCAGGCCCGTCAGGAAGCGCAGGGCGCCGTCCACGGTGCCGCCTGGCGCCTTACCAACATTCCTCGACTGATCGGTCCTGGCGTACACGCCGGCCACCCAACCAAGACCGGGAACGGTCAGGGTCTTCTGAGAATTCAGAGGATCCGTAACCTTGATCCACGGCCAGTACATCGCCGCGAACTTGTCCTTGCGATTGAACGTTACCGACCGATAATCGGCAGCGGCCTGCGAATCCATGCCCTGTGGCGTGGTCAGGATGACAAAGACATCCTTGCGGAGATCGGCGTAATCGAGCTGGTCGCCTGCAACCGTCGTATCGCCAGCAAAATCCGGGATGCAAAGCTGCATCACCTCGTCAACGCGGCTCAGGGCGTACATGCCGCGCTTGGAAGCTGCGATAGCCGGGCTCGTGAACTGCCCACGGTCGAATGTAACGCCGGTCAAGGTGCCATCCGAGCCGCTCGTGAACAAGTAGTCCACGCTGCTCGTTGTCGGCATCGAGATGTAGCTTGCATCGATCGTCGTGGCAGTGTCCGGGGCGTTCGCGCCAGCCAAGAAATTCAGCGTGAACACGCCAGTGGTGTAGTTAACGCTGTTCGTCTTGGTGGTATCCAGACCGGTACCCGTGATGTTGCCATTCACATCCGCAACGAGGGTACGAAGTCCGGTCGCGACCGGGGTGTAGGTGATCTCAACCGACGTTTTGACGATGGGCGCATTCGTCAGCGTCCCCGTGAACAGAGCCGTCGAGCCATCGCCGGTGCCCATGACGTAGGTCCGATCGACACCCTTGAACGTGGCAGGCACATCGAGGGTGCCTGAATCGGTGACGTCGATGAAGTCCGAATTGTCATTGAGAACGTCAGCAAAGTAGACCGCGTCATCAGCGTTGGTGAAAACGACCTCTTCGTAGGTCTCCTTCACCTCAAATTCGCCAGTGACGGTGTTCTGCAGAAGGACCGTCACGTCGAACTTTGAGTACTCGCCGGCACCGGCTACGGCCTGCGTGCCGTAGGTGAAGTAGCTAGCGTTTCCGGACACGCGCATCTTCAGCCGATCCGCCCACGCACCCTGGTTGGAAGCGGTCAACTCCCACTGGCAGTGCTTGTAGTCGACAACGATGACGTTGCCGAGGTAAGGCTGATCAGTTCCACCGGTAAACGTGACCGACACTGCGCCGGTCGCGTAATCGATGGTTCCAGCGACGGTCGTGCCACCAGTGGTCACGGCAGAGAAAGCGCCAGCGCCGTCGTCCGTGACGGTCTGAAGAGCACCGCCAGCGTCGTAGTCAACCGTGATGGAGTTTGCGTCAGGACCGTTGTCCGTTCCGATCGTCCTGGCAGCAAACGTGATGCTCAAGGCGCCGGTCAGAAGGTTGATGGATGCGCCTGAGATCCTGGACGCATTCGTTCCGCCAACCGTAGTCGGGCTGGTCAGCGTAGCCGTCTTGGCGTCGTTGTCAGTGCCACCAGACATGGTGGCACCACCAAACGTCATCGTTCCGCCAGTAGTCGTCGTGGCAAGCGAGTTGCCAGCCGTACCGCCGAGGATCGCCCAGACGTCAACGCTGACTCCTGGCGTATTGACAGCAGCAGCAGCCGACACGTTAGTGACCGTGCCGGCGCCATAGAGGGTGCCGCTACCGGCGCCGCCAGTGATGGCGGCAACCAGGTTATTCAGGGCAGTCGTATCCGACGCGCCGATCAGGACCTCGTTGGCAGCAGGCGTAAGCACCGTCTTGAACGTGTACGTAGTCGCCCCAAGGGTGACCGTATCGTTGTTCACGATGGGGCCAGCCGACACTGTCAGCAGCTCAGTTGCCTGAACAGACTCGGTCCAGTTCAACGTCAGCGCGGTATTGATAACCGGAGTGCTGGCAAGCGTGGCCAGAGACGGACCAGTAACCGTCGGACCTTCGGCGGGAGCAAACACCGGATTCTCAGCAGCAATGGTGCCGGCCGGATTATTCCGCCACTTGACCATCGCAGACAGCTTCTGGACAGGGATGTTCGCCAGGGTTGCCGTCACGGTCTGTGGCGAGCTGCCGGTACCAGACGGAGACATCGCCTCGTCAGAGATCTGGTCGGTCACGCACGACTCGCCCTTGGCGGCGTCGGTCGGGACGACGCGGACCACGTAGGCCCTCGATCCGCCGTTGACGAAAAACGCCTGCACCGTAATGGGCACGCGCGAAGCGTTGGTGTACTCGCCGAACTTCCGCTGGAAGTCGTCGATGCTGGTGACGACGGTAGCCGTGTCGACCGGGCCACGCTCGGTCCAACCAACCGTGCCCATGGTCGAGGTACCAACAGCGTCAACGATTTGACCGCTGGTGTTGATCTCCTCGATAAAGATTCCTGGCGATAGAAATTCGGCCATCGTTTTCTCCCTTAACCTTTATCTGAGATCTGACCTTGAACGATGCTTACGATCTCTTACGAGATCCCCTGCTTCTCTTCTCGGTCTTCGCGCTGATACTGGTGCTGCTACTCTTGGAAACCGCTTCCGGTTCAACGGAAGCTGCTTTTTCTAGAACATCGTCCTGCTTTTTAACGGCTTTCGATTCTTTTTCGCCGCCAGAAGCACTTGATGAGTCGACAGCGACCCTACCATCGGCTCGATGATGACTGCTGGAAGTATCTGGTTTTTCAGGACGAACAGGATCTGCCACTGCAACGACAGCCGGCTGTCTGGGCGCCAAGGCAGAAACGTTGGCAACCGGATCGCCACCCTGGTTAGCGAGCTTGCCGGCCTGGATCAGCCTCCATACGGCAGCGCTCATCCGAGCAGGCGCCATGTAGACCTTCTTGCGCGGGAGGAATCCATACGTGGTGCCATCCGCCAGTTCCACTGGATGCACATCTCGGGTTGCGTTAAATAGCCATGGCATCTTGTCATCCTCTCGTTTTTACTTAGGAATGCTGTAGTTGAACGAGGGGAGACTGGTCATCGCCTGGCGTACCATCGGATCATTCAAATCAAGCTCCGCCTCAACCCGAACAGAAACATTGAAGTTAGTCTCGCGACCAGCCACGTCCGGCTTCGTGTCCAAGGCGGACGGGCTTTCCATGAAAGCCGTATAGCTCCTCAGATCACCTTCGCTGTCCCTGACGTAGACCGTCGAATAGGGAGGAAACCTCTTCAAGGTAAGCCTCAGCATCTGCATGGCCTCCACCTTGAGATTGTTGCGATACCTGGCACGGATCTGAATTGTGTAGAGGATGTCGAACGGAACAGCCTGCGACTTGTCCTCATAGGAGTCGAATCCGGTAGCGATTACCTCTCCCGTTCTCGGGTTCGTCACACTCATGGAATGAGATCCAGAGGCCGGCACCTGGTACTGCTGATTCCCGGGATGCCATCTGCTCATTGCCGGAGTGATGTCATCTCGACGAATAACAAACGACGGCAGGATCTTCGGATCTATGGTCTCGTCTGGGAACGCAAAATAGACGGGGATCCCCTCGAATTCGATCTCTCCGGATGGCGGGGGCGGCGACACGCCGGGCACGTTGATAACGTACATGTCACCGACCGTATTAATGGCAGCCCCCAGCGACGTAAGCATCCCCCGGTCGAAGTCCGTCAACCAGACGTCACCAGTCCTTGCGTTGCTCGCAGACAGCAGAACGCCATCAAGCCCGTCGTTGGTGTTCTGCGCCATTAAAATCCAAGCCTCTTCTGGAAACCGATAAATTTGGTGGCCTGACCTGATGCGATCTTAC